TATTTAAATTAGTAGATATAGTATTCCGCATATCCCCGTCCACAAAGAAAACATCCAGTTGTGCTTTATCTTGCGCCTTGAACCCACATAGTTCACATTTTTTCTTTTTTTTATATCCAGATCGTTGTAGAGCAGTTATCCCTCCTACTTTTTTACCTGCCTTTTTCCTGATGCAGGTATCACAAAGGCTTCGCCAATACACCCTATCGTACCGCTTGTAAGCGTATGCCCTAGGTTTGGCCTTACATGATTTACACAATGGTCTGTCTTTATACCTCATAGTTGTATTTACGTTCCCTATATAGGCACCTTGAAAATGGTAAATTATGTCAACAAAACCGTACGATCTAATAAATAACTCTAGTATACGTACAACTTGCAAGGAGAATACGAAAAATGGCAAATTTAACATCACCAGGAGTAGAAGTTTCAGTAATCAATGAAAGTTTCTACGTTCCATCAGATGCTGGTACTACACCACTATTCATAGTAACATCATCTCAGGATAAGAAAAACGGAGCTGGAGACGGCACAGCGGCAGGAACACAAACTGCTAACGCCAACACAGTTTTTTTGATTTCATCACAACGAGAATTAACAGAAACTTTCGGAGATCCGAAATTTTATACAGACGCTTCAGGAAATTCATTAAACGGATATGAATTGAACGAGTACGGACTACAGGCGGCATACAGCTTCTTAGGAATCGCCAACAGAGCATACGTACTACGAGTGAATGTAAACACAGCAGAATTAGTTGGAAGTGCAAACGCTCCAACAAATAGACCCGCAGATGGAACATATTGGTTTGACCTTGCATCAAGCTCTTATGGATTATTCGAGTGGTCACAAACTAATCAAACTTTTACAGCCATAACTCCAATTTTGATTACTTCAGTTACTGACCTGGTAGGTAACGTATCAACAGGTGTTCCAAAACAAAACATTGGGAACATAGGAAGTTATGCAATCAACACAACTCATGTAACTAACAAGATATACAAGAAAAATGCAAGTAATGTTTGGAACCATGTTGGATCAAGTGCATGGCATGCCGCGTTACCAATCGTCACAGTTGCTTCAGGTACAACGGTCACCAATGGTAAGACTATGGTGCTAAACGATGTAACTATTACCGTATCGGGCACAGCATTATCCAACGTTGCAACTGCAATTGGATCCAACGTTACAAACGTTACTGCGAGTGTAAACTCTGTGACAGGCAACCTAGAGATTTTCCACAATGGTCAATTTGCAGGTGACTCTACAGGCGGCGCAGGAACAATTAGATTTAACGAAGGCACAGGATTATTAGGCGAACTTGGAATAACAACAGGTGTAAAAAACGCACCCAAGTTCCTACAAGCAAAACACACTGACAGGCCAACTTGGAAAACAGCAGACGAGAACAGACCCAACGGTTCTGTTTGGTTTAAGACTACAAGTGCAAACTCAGGTGCTAACATTATAGCTAAACTTTACAGTGCAACAAGCGGTAGTTTTGGAACAGTGGCGGCACCATTGTTTGCAACTAACCACTCAGCAATCTTCAACTTAGATCCGGCGAATGGCGGAACAAAATTAGAAGCAGGAACACTTTACACTCAGTTCAACGTAACTGAAGAAAGCATGACGGCAAATGACTTAGGTGGGGCTGATACAACTAACAATGTTGGTGACTTCCAACTTTTCAGATATGAAGGCGGCGAAACAATTATACAATCTAAAACAACTTTCCCAAGCTTCACAGCAGGAGAAACTTTCTCTGTACAGGAATCATTGAAAAACCAAGAAGCATTAGATACTGCAAAAACAGTGACAATGATCTCAGGTGATGGTTCAACATTGGGTGATGCAGACGACTTTGTAACTGCGTTTTCAACGGCAAACTTTACAAATCTTGAAGCATCGGTAATCACTTCAGGTGACTTCAAAGGTGCAATCCAAATTAAGCACAAACTGGGCGGCGAGTTCAGAATGGTGGACACATCAGGAACTCCATTGACTGATGCAGGTTTCAGCACAACTACAGCACATAGCTATGGTTCATTTACAGCCAACAGCACAACGTTGATTGACAATTTATACGATGCTCCTACTGGAGAGTCGTTAGACTCATCAGCCAATAACGCTATGGTGGCTACTAACTTTAAGAGGCTAAGTTACACTGCTTCTACTAGTGCGCCAACAAGTGAACCAGCAGACGGAACACTTTGGTATAGCACTGTTATAGACGAAGCAGACATCATGGCCCACAATGGAACCACGTTTGTTGGATATAAAACAGCATACTCTACTACTGATCCAAATGGCCCGCAGTTCAGTGCAACAGCACCAACTACACAGTCAGATGGAACGCCACTTGTAAACAACGACCTATGGATTGATACTAGCGATCTTGAAAACTATCCAAAACTTTATAGGTATAACACAGCGGCAACTTTGAGTTCGACTAATACATCTAACCAAGTAGCAGTTACTACAACAGGTGCGGCTTTTGAGTTGGTTGATAAAACAGACCAAACAACCGAAGACGGAATACTTTTTGCAGATGCAAGGCTACAAACAACAGCGGAAAAATCTGATACAACTGATGCAAACACTGCCGGTCCATTCAGCACAATTAAGGACCTATTAAGTGATGGCTTCTTAGATCCAGATGCACCAGATCCAACTTTATTCCCACAGGGTATGTTACTTTGGAACACAAGAAGAAGTGGTTACAATGTAAAAGAATACAAAAACAATTACATAACAACTACGAAATATCCAGGAAGCGGATCAAGTGGTTTAGGTAACGTTAGAGCAAGTAACGAAGCAGTCGGTGGTTACTATCCAGACAGATGGGTAACAAAATCAAGCAACAACGCAGATGGTTCTGGAAGTTTCGGAAGAAAAGCACAGAGAAAAGTAATTGTTGAACAATTAAAATCTGAGATCGACACTAATCAAGCAGTAAGAGAAGACCAAAGAGGTTACAATGTTATTGCTGTACCTGGTTATCCAGAGTTGATAGCAAACATGATTTCATTGAACACCGATAGAAACAATACAGCGTTTATACTTGGGGATACTCCATTTAGACTAAGAGGCACAGCTACTGAAATCCAAAACTACGCTAACAATACAGCAGGCGCATCCGACAACGGCGAAGACGGTCTGGTTAGTTCAAGTGAGTACATGGGTGTGTTTTATCCGTCAGGATTAACAACTGACAACACAGGAAAATCAATTGTAGTTCCACCATCACACATGATGTTGAGAACTTTAGCAAACAACGACAACATAGCTTTCCCATGGTTTGCACCATCGGGCACTAGAAGAGGTGTTGTTGATAATGCTACAGCAGTTGGTTTTATCGATCCAAGTTCAGGAGAATTCGAAACTATATCTGTAACGGAGTCAGTGAGAGATTCGATGCATGAAGTAAAAATAAATCCAATTACTTTCTTTGCAGGAGCAGGAATTGTTAATTTTGGTAACTTAACCAAAACATCGGCAAGTTCCGCACTTGATAGAATAAACGTTTCAAGATTAGCAGTGTTTCTAAGAACACAACTAGATTCTATTGCTAAACCTTTTATTTTTGAACCAAACGATGAACTTACAAGAAATGAAATAAAGCAGGCAGTAGAATCATTCTTGCTAGAGTTGGTTGGTCAAAGAGCATTGTTCGACTTCTTAGTAGTTTGTGATGACACAAACAATACACCTACGAGAATCGACAGAAATGAATTGTATGTTGATATAGCGATTGAGCCAGTTAAATCAGTTGAATTTATTTACATACCATTAAGAATCAAAAACACAGGAGAAATTGCAAAGTTAGGGAACTAATTTTGAATAAATAGGAGAAACAGATGGCAATATCAACTTTATCAAAATTTACAGTACCTTTAGCAAACGATCAAAGTTCAGCATCACAAGGCTTGTTGATGCCAAAACTACAATATCGTTTTAGAGCGATTCTGGAAAATTTTGGAGTATCAACACCAAGATCAGAACTAACAAAACAAATAATGGACATCACAAGACCTAACTTGACTTTTGATCAAGTAACACTAGATGTTTACAACTCAAGAGTATATGTTGCAGGTAAACACACTTGGGACGCAATAACCATTACACTTAGAGATGACGTAAACAACTCTGTGTCCAAGTTGGTTGGTGAACAGATCCAGAAACAGTTTGACTTCTTTGAACAGTCAAGTGCGGCATCAGGTATTGACTACAAATTC